AGAGCTGCAGCAGGTGCTGTTGGCGGCTTAGGTGCAGGTGCAGGATTACGCGCAGTAAATGAAGTGGCAGCTGGTGGTGCTAGAACCGCACCTGAAGACCAAGAAGCTGCAACAGCTTTAGCTAACCGCATGGAAACTTATGCGAAGGCAAATAACCTCAATCCGAAGAATGTAAGCAATCGCCAAAACGTAAAAGGGGCGAGGGCATTGCAGGACAATGTCCATGTCGAATTGTCTGAGGAAATCCAAGAGGCGTATGACGACCTCGGCAAGGCAATAAAGAAAGATAAGAACGATACTGCTGAAGTAAAACAACTGAAGCGTTTGGCAAAATCTGCTCTTCGACAGGCTAAGAATAAAGTTAAGAATACTGTCGGCACAAAAGAGATGGCTGCGGTTGAAACTCTTGTAGGCAATACAAGAGAAGGCAGAAATCTTATTAACTTAATGCGTGAAAGCAATGAGTTAACAACGCTTGTTAACAGAAAACTTAAAGGTGGTCTGAGTAAGTACACCGATTTGTTATCACCACTTGATTCAAATACTGGCTACAACCCAAAGCCTCTTATCGAAATTCCAACAAGAGCTGCTTTGACTGGAACAGCTGCCCTTAACACAGGTGGTGCGTCTCTAGTGCCACAGGCAGGTATTTTCCTTGGTGGACGGCTAGTAGATGCAGTCACTGGTAACCGCAGTCTCGTCAACAGATTTATACAAGACAATAAAAGCGGGAAGGGATTAGCCAACAGACAAACACGGTCTGTGCAGAATGATATCGAGCAAGCTAATCGCGCAGCTAAAGAACCATCACCGGAAGAGCGGCAGCTTAACAAGAAAGCTTTCGATAGAAATGACCCTATCACCAGCAATCCTTTACGCCCATCGCCGCAGTCTGTAATCGCCACTGAAGCTGGTACTCGGTCTCCTCAAGAAATCGTGCGGATTGCCGAAGAAATGAAGCGTGACCCAGCCTATGCGGACATCACAAACGAGTTAGACGCTGTAATCAACAGTGTGCAATATGGCGGTAGAATACCGCGCATAGGCTTAGTGGCAGGAGCAATTGCTGGCCATGTAGGAAACAAAGCTGCAGCTGATACTAGAGTTGAGCCTGTTCCTGCGAGGGTACAGCAGGGTATTGAAGACAACCGCGCTGAGTTAGATAGACTGCTTCAAAATGCGCAAACTGACACAAGCTTGTCAGACGGTGATTTAGAGCTTGTCCGTGATGCGTTGCGTGACCTCCGTTTAGATTTAGGCAGAAAGCCAGTTGAAGCGGCAGAGCGTATCGTTAACGGTGCAGAAGCTCTAGCTGAAGATGGTCAGAGAGTTGGTGCATATCTTCGCCCATATCTCGGTAGAGTGCGGCAGCAGCAAGCTGCCCGCCCAGAGGTTAACGCTGACCAAACAGTGGCAGACTTATTCGCTGGTGACCCCTTTGGTATAGGCAATGACTTAGGCATGACTGCTTTGGATATAATGCCTACCGATGCTGAGTTAGCGTCAATGAAAGCGGGTACTTTTAAGCCAGAGCAGAAAAAGAAGCTCGAACAGGCGTATGGTGATTATTTCAAACGCTGGATTGAGGCTGCTGGTCAAGATACGGCTCTCGAATACAATGAGGAGAATGTAGACCGTATTGGCCGTATGATGGCCACTGAGGCACTTCGTGCTATCCAGAAGGATAACAGTGCCATCGGCTGGTATGACGCAAAACTGAAGGCCGCAAAAGCGGTTATGAGGCTTGCTGAGCCTCGTATTGACCAAAATGAAGCAGCTTTTGATTTCGCATTAGCGGTTACATCAAATGGTCAAGCAGTAACTCAAAACTTCAAATATGCCTTGGATGTATTTCGCAGCTATCTGGACAATGGTGTTATGCCAGAAGACTTTAAGCAGGGTGGCGATAGAAACGCCGCTATGATTAAGAGCTTTAAGTTCTTCAACGCTTGGGAACGCTCAGGGCAGAATATGTCTATTTCAGAGTTTCTTGATGCAGACTTTACTGTGCGAGAACTTGGGCAGTTTCTTACAGCCTTTAACGAAAAGCACGGCACAAAGCTTGAGGTTGGTTCATCAGAGAACCAAGACGCAAGCGTCAAAGGCAGTTTCGTACTAGGCGCGAAGATTGGGCAGGGCTTTTACCAGAACATCAGGGGTAACTATGACCCACTAACTATGGATATCTGGTGGATGCGGATGTGGAACAGGCTGGTAGGCCGTCCATTTGAACCGCCCTCACAAGAACGAGACATCTTGAAGCGCAGGAACATTATCAAGCGTGGAATAATCGACAACAAAGACAGCGGTATTCGCAAAGTCATCAACCAAGCTTTAGAAGACACAAATGAAACAAGGCAGGGTTTATACACTGACCCAGCTCGGTTTGATAAAGTGATTATGGCAATGCACAAACGCTATCAGCGGTATTATCAAGCGTATAAGAAGAAAAACGGCAAAAACCCTGAAAAACCTAAGTGGATGGCAACTGTCGGCACACATCACGATAAGATGGGCGACAAGCTAATGGCGACCCCAGCTGGTGGTGGTGAACGAGCCTATATGAGGCAAGTTACAGCACGTGCCAGAGAGCTGCTTAGAGAGCAGGGTTATGACATAAATACTGCTGATTTTCAGGCTCTGATGTGGTATCCTGAGAAACAGCTTGCTGAAAAGATGGGTATCGCAAAAGGTAAGGGTGAAGATAACGATTACCTTGATGCTGCAATCCTTTCAGCCAGAAATGAGGGAATATCAGATGGACAAATCCAAGAAGCACTCCCCGATGCAGAGCGAGAGCGACTCTTTGGTGGAACAAGTGCCAGAGGACAAGATGGACGACCTGATAGCGGGTCTGGCCGACTTAGTGCGCCAGAAGCAAGCGTCAGCGAAGACAGAGACCTCAGAAAACAACTAGACCTTGTAGATTTCACTAGCCCAAGTGAATTTAAGGATAGAGCAAACGACCTCATAAATCGTTTGGAGCGAATGACAGAGCCAGAATTTGGCACTGTTCTGCAGTCTAAGCGTGATGCAATTCAGAGAGCGACACCTAAGGCAGTAAAGCGGCTCGACCCAGAAGGAAGACAAGTTGCCTCAACAGTTCAAGCTGGTTTGAACGGTGAGGGACTGACCAATGAGCAGGTCGAGAGTATTTTCCCATTTCTCGCAGATGCATTTAATACACTACTGACAAGCCGAGATGGCGTTTTGGGTAAGTACAGAACGCAGTCACTTATAATGCGTGGTGAAATTGAAATGCGTCCTTTGCAGGATATGCAGCCAGAGCAGTGGTTAGAAACATTTTTCCACGAATTTGGTCATGCTATTGAAGCGCAAAGCGGAATGAGAGGCAAAATAAATGCCCTCAGAAACTTAATGCGTTCAGAGCGAGCTTCCGACATCGATAAAGCTGAAGCTGAAAACATCTTCGACCAGATGATTGATTTGAGCAGAAACAGACGACCAGCAGCTTGGACGCAAATAGACCGCAACATGGATGGTTTATCGCAGTTGCTTGGCCGAGTTGGTGCTCAAGCATCAGTGCCATCAGCAAAGCAGATAGCCATGATGAATGGCTCTGAGTATAGGGACTTTGCATCTGCTATCGGTGCTGCAATGGATGCACAAGGTGTCGATAGCTATCAAATGGTAAGCAAACTCTTACCACAGCTCAAACAGCAGATAGATTATCTCTACAACCCAGCTGAGTTATCGGCTGATGCTTTAGCTCTTTATATGCAAAATCCAAAGCATATGAAAAAGTACTACAGTGATGCAGCAGAAATCATCAGAGCAATTGTAAATGACAGCTCTGTTGCTGATTTCATTACATTCCATTCAATCGCTGGTCTATTAGGCGCAGCTGGGATGGCGGCTCTGCTTAAAGGCGAAGACGATGAGGAAAAAGGCATCCTATCGCTCGGCTCAGGCGTCTTGAGCGGCGCAGCCTAACAAACATCAAGGAGAGACAGATGCTGGTATCAGCAATCGATTTGGTCAGGGTACTGGCCGAAGCGGATAGGCTCATGTCTTCATCTTTAACTGACGAACAAAAAGCTCAGGTGCTGGAGGAAATACAAAATTGCCTCCCACCTGTGCAGTTCTGCAATCAGTTTCCGAAGACAAGAGAAATCTGCAAAGAAAAACTACAGGAACACATTGATGGCCTCAAAACCACGAAAACAAAGGGCGAAAAGCCCAAGCAAAGTAGGGCAAGGAAAGTGTCCGCAAAGAGCACCAAAAAATAACTATTTCGCAAACCTTATGAAAACCCCTGAAGGTCGAGCGTTACGCCACAAATGGTCAACGCAGCCGCGCAAAAATGCTGGCAGACCAAAAGGTGTGCCTGATGGCTATAGTAGAGAGCAGATAGAGCCAATCAGAGCAAAGGTTAAAGAAGAAGCAAAGAAGGTAGTAGAAATCATGTCAAAAGAATACGGCATCGAAGATGAGTACGCTAAAGCGGCTCTTGAGACAGCCGTGGAAGTGATGCGCATGGTTGGTGACAACAGAGAGCGTGTGGCAGCTGCCAGACTTGTCTTAGATTTCACCAAACAAAAGCCAGCAGCCAAGAATGAGCTGTCAATCAGCAAAGCTGAAGACTTCCTAGCTAGTCTCGTAGAGGATGAAGATGGACAAGAAGCTGAAAGCAGTTCGTAAGCGACTGCTCACAGACTTCCCATTTTACGCACAATCTGCTCTCAAGATTAGAACCAAAGACGGTTCAGTAACCCCTCTTAATCTCAATCCTGCTCAGCAAATACTGCAAGACGCTATCGATAAACAGATGGCTGAAGAAGGCAAAATCAGAATTATTATTTTGAAAGCTCGGCAGCAGGGACTGTCTACAATGGTAGGCGGTTATCTTTACTTTTCGGTATCTCAGAACAAGGCACGAAAAGCGATGGTGATTACTCACCACGCAGATAGTACTCGTGCGCTGTTTGATATGACCAAGCGTTATCACCAGAACATGGTGGAAATTCTTCAACCCCATACGAAATATTCATCTAGGCGTGAGCTTACATTTGATGTGCTGGACAGTAGTTACATCGTGGCTACAGCCGGAGGTGAAGCGGTGGGGAGGGGCGAGACGCTCAGTCATGTTCACGCTTCGGAGTTAGCCTTCTGGCCGAAAAGCACGGCAGAAGAAACATGGAACGGTCTCGCCCAAGCAGTGCCGTCTTCCCCCAACACAGCGGTGTTCATAGAAAGCACTGCTAACGGTGTGTCTGGTGTGTTCTTCGACCTATGGAAAGGTGCTGTAGAAGGCACAAACGGATATCGCCCAGTTTTCATTCCGTGGTTCACAGACCCAGCGTATAGGGAAAGAGTGCCAGATATCTTTGAGCATACGCCAGAGGAAGAAGAACTGATTTCACTATATGGGCTGGATGACGAACAGCTGATGTGGCGTAGGCGTAAAATCGCCCAAAATGGTTTGGATTTGTTCAAACAGGAATATCCAGCAACACCCGATGAGGCTTTCCTGACAACAGGTCGTCCTGTGTTCAATCCAGAGCAACTCCAGAAGATGTTGCCAGACAGTAGAGACATTGAAGAGAAACTTGCTCTAGAGGGTGGGGAATGGGTTCATCACCTTAGAGGTGAGCTTCAAATATACAGAAAACATGATGCAGGAGAACAATATGTCATTGGGGCAGATACTGCTATGGGCATCAGAGACGGTGACTACTCAGTCGCACAAGTGCTCGACAGCAAAAAGCGTCAAGTGGCTACATGGCGTGGGCAGGTACATCCTGACTACTTCGCAGAAATTTTATTCCATCTTGGTCACTTTTATAATGAAGCTCTTATCTGCTGTGAGAACAACTCTCACGGTATTCTCACGTGTACTAGGTTGGGTAAGGATATGGCTTATCCTAATTTCTACACTGAGGTTCAGCACGATAAGACGACTGATAAGGAAACGGTTAAGCTTGGCTTTACAACAACTGCGAAAAGTAAGCCGCTAATCATCGACCAGCTACGTGCTTCTATGCGTGAAGAAGAGCTGGAACTAAACGACAAAATCACAATCAGAGAAATGCTGACTTACATCGTCACACAAAGTGGAGCGATGGAGGCTGAGCATGGCTGTCATGACGACTGCGTTATGAGCCTAGCTTTGGCTAATTATGTCCATGAAGGGGCATGGGAGGCAGTAGAGACACCTGACGAACTTTACTTGGAAATGATATAACATGGCAGAGATAAAAGACTATAAGCCTATGGATGATGGCGACATCATCAAGGCTCTAGAGCTGAATATCAAATCAGCTGTGGGCTATTATGACAGTGAGTTGTCGCAAGAGCGAAAGCGGGTAAC